TCGCCAAGGGGCTGCAGATGCCGGTTGATGAAGTCGTTCCTTCGCGTGAAAACTTGGCTACCAAGAAGCGTGCCATGGAGCAGCAAGCTGCACTGTCTATGCAGGCTCAGCCTCCGGGGCAGGCCCCCGCCGCACAGAATATGGACGTTGGCGGTACCCCCGCTGGCGGCACAAATATCGTTTCTAATCAGCAGACTGGCCGATGATACGTCCGCAGCCAGAACTGGTTGGGATGCTTGCCCGCATGGCTTCCCACTACCCAGAGGTAGCGAAGTGGCTGAACGAGTGGCGGCAGCATGAGCTTGAGCAATTACCCAATGTATCTGCTGCGGTTGTCGCTACAGCCCAAGGCAGATGCCAAGTATTGACAGAGTTGTGCAAACTTGTTAATAATTCTCGTGATTTGACCGCACAATCGAAGAACCGATAGCGGCAGACACTGGCACGCATACCGAGAGGAGCGTTTGTAATGGCCCTACCCGAGCAGCTACGTAAGCAGACCGAGGCTATCACCAAGTTGTACGCCGAGATGCACGCCGACGAACAGCCGCCTGCTGATCAGCAGGAAGGCGCGGGCGCGCCCGAAGCCACATCTGCAGAAGCCAACGGTGCTAGTAAGACTGCACCTGAAGCCGCGTCTAACGAGCAAGGACGACCGGCTACCACCGCAGACGATACTGCTGAACAGCGTTATCGCACCCTTCAGGGTATGTATAATGCCGACACCGCCCGACTTCGGGGGGAAAAGCAGGAACTCACCGCACGGGTTGAACAGCTTGAAAAGCTGCTTTCGTCCCTTTCGTCTCAATCTGCACAGGCAGCGCCTGCCCAGTCTAAGCTCATCACCGATAAAGATATTGAGGAGTATGGGGACTCTATCGAAGTCATGCGCCGCGTGACCAAGGAAGAGACATCGTACTATCAGCAGAAGATCGCTGATCTGGAGAATACCATGCGTAATCTTCAGGTAAGCGTTGTTCCGCGTGTCGAGCAGGTCGCACAGCGACAGGCTCAGTCGGTTGAGCAGGCATTTTGGGCTGATCTGTCAGCGGTTGTTCCGAACTGGCGCGATATCAACCAGAGCAAGGACTTCCACTCTTGGCTCCTTGAGGTCGATCCGCTGACGGGTGTTACCCGCCAGTCTCACCTTGAGAACGCCCAGCGCAGTCTGGACGCTCGTCGTGTTGCTGCGTTCTTCTCTGCATGGCAGGGGAATACAGGCCACAGCATTGCTCAAGAACCTCGGGACGCTGCAAAGTCTCAGCTAGAGAAACAGGTCGCCCCCGGACGTAGCCGCAACGCGGCTGCACCCGTTGGTGACAAACCCAAAACGTACTCGCCTTCGGAGATTTCAAAGTTCTTCGATGACGTACGCAAGGGCGTTTACAAAGGCCGTGAGACCGAGCGCGACCGTATTGAACGCGATATCTTCTCCGCACAGCGGGAAAATCGCATTGTCGCTAATGGTTAAACGGAGCACATAAATGGCGTTTCCTGTCGCACCCGGACGCCCGAATTATTCCGGCAACTTCATTCCGGAAATCTGGTCGGGCAAGCTCATCGAGAACTTCTACGATGCCACTGTTCTCGCGGCTATTTCTAACACGGACTACGAAGGCGAAATCAAGGGTCAGGGCGATACGGTCAACATCCGTACGCAGCCCAACATCACGATCCGTGATTACGTCAAGGGTCAGAACCTTGTCGTGGAGAACCCCGACAAGCCGAAGCTGCAGCTTCTCATCGACAAGGGTGAGTATTTCGCTTGCGTCGAAGACGACATCGACAAGGTGCAGTCGGACATCAACCTCATGGACATGTGGTCCAAGGATGCGTCCGAGCAGATGAAGATCAAGATCGACCAGCGCGTTCTGACCGACATCCTGCCTGACATCTCTGCTCAGAACAAGGGTGCGACCGCTGGTCGTATCTCGGCTGCGTTCAACCTCGGTACTTCCGTGGCCCCTCTCACTGTCACCAAGGATGGTGCTGGTGCGACGACCCCGGTGACCGATCTGATCGTTGACATGGGTACCGTGCTCGATGAGAGCAACTGCCCTGAGAGCGGTCGCTTCCTCGTGATCCCGGCCCGCATGGCTGGTCTCATCAAGAAGTCCGAACTCAAGGACGCTTCTCTGTCTGGCGACAGCCAGTCGATCATGCGTAACGGTCGCCTTGGTATGATCGACCGTTTCACGGTCTATGTCAGCCACAATCTCAACGTGTCTTCCGGCAAGTTCAGCGTCATCGCTGGTACCAAGATGGGCCTCACCTTCGCATCGCAGATGACGGAGATGGAGAGCATCCGCGCGGAAAGCACCTTCGGTGACATCATTCGCGGTCTTCAGGTTTACGGCTATAAGGTCGTTAAGCCGGAAGCACTGTCGATGGCTGTCGTGCAGTTCTAAGGAGACCTGAATAATGGTTGCATATACTGACAGCCTCGGCATTAATAAGGGTTCTGTCGCCCTTGCTTCCTCGTACACCAATCGCTTTATGGTGATGGAGTACACCATCGACTTCGCCAAGATCGCTGCCGCTCGTACGGCTGCCGGTGCTACCGCGCTGGCAAATACCGATACGCTCGTGCTCGCGACCCTGCCGAAGGGTTCCTACATCGTCGGCGGCAGCGTCAAGCTGCTGAAGGCGGAAGGTGCCGCAGCGACCATCGACCTCGGTATCACGGGTTCGCTGACGCTGTTCGCTAACGACTTTGACTGCAACACCACGGTCGCTACCATGACCGGCGCAACTACCGCTGCGTTCCTGACTGCTGACACCAATGTGGTGATGACGGTCAACACTGCGAGTACGGATGTCGCCAAGGTGCTGCTCTCGATCATCGTTATCGACGCTGGCACCAATCCCGGTTCGATCCCCAACGTAACGTAATGGTAGGGGGCGCAAGCCCCCTCCTTTCATAGGAGAGAGAACTCATGGGTGTTTACACCGGTATTGCACAGGACAACGTAACCATTACCAGTGGTAATGCTGTTCTCCAGAGTGTGCGTGTTACCAACGACGCCCCGCCTGCAATCAAGACGGCTTCGTTCACGCTTGGCGCGAACGAGAACTTTGTGATTGCGAACGGTGCGGCTGCCAACGTGACTGTTACGCTTCCTGCCGCTTCTTCGGTTCCGGGTCGTGTCGTCACCATCAAGAACCTGTCGGCCACCTACACGGTAGTTTCAGCATCTTCCAACGTCAAGCCGATTGGTTCTGACACTGCTGGCACCACCATTTGTGCGGCAGCCGCTGGTGCTTGGGCTATGCTGGTTAGCGATGGCACAAACTGGGTCATTATGGCCTCGTAATAGTAGGGGGCCCCGGCCCCCTACCTTCTTATTCAAGAGGGATACATGCCGACATCACTTACAGGCTCCAAGGTACGCGATACGTACGGGCAGCTTCTGCATCTTGATGGCGGTGTGGCCGCTACCGAAAAGCCAGTGCGTACTGGTGATGGCGTTGCCACTGCGCTAAATGTCGGCAATGGCTCTATTTCTGTCGGTAACGTTCGCCTTACCGGCAATTCTATTGGCCCTATTACCCCTGCAAGTGGGCTGGCCATTACCACCCCGACGATTACTGGCGGTTCGATCACTGGCATTACTGATCTTGCTGTTGTCGATGGCGGCACTGGTGCTTCTGATGCTGCCACTGCACGCACCAATCTTGGCCTAGCTATCGGCACAAACGTGCAGGCATATGATGCCACGCTTCAGTCTCTGGCTGCTCTCGGCACGGCTGCCGACAAGTACGCTTATACGACTGGCGTAGATACTTGGGCGGAAGGCACCATCACTGCCGCTGGCCGCGCCATTCTGGATGACGCCAATGCTGCAGCGCAGCGTACGACACTCGGCCTCGGAACCATTGCTACGCAGGATGCCAGCAACGTCGCAATTACAGGCGGCACCGTAGCCTTCAGTGTACTGGCTGGACGTGCGTTTGGTTCGTTCTCTGATATTACTGATCAGACCGGTAGCACGACTACGCCGACTGCGGTCAAGTTCGGCACCAACGAAATTAGCGGCAGTGGAGTTTCTATAGTCACGGATGGTACGAACCTGACGCGCATTACCTTTGCTGCCGCTGGGACCTACATGGTTGCACCCAACCTGCAACTTGCCAACTCAGATACCGCCGATCATGACGTAACCATATGGCTCCGCAAGAACGGTACTGATATTGCCCGCTCCGCTACGCGTGTCACGGTCCCAAAATCCACCGATGGCGGCACTACATTTTTTCAGATCATATTCTATGATACTGTCACTGCCGGTCAGTACATCGAAATAATGTGGCTTCCTGAGAACGTAGCTGTCACGATTGACCACACAGCAGCGGTTACGGGCCCGCCTGCTATCCCTGCCATTCCGTCTGCTATTGTCGTAGCTGAGCGTATCGCGTAACCATTAGGAGATAGGAACAGTGGCCAATAGAATTCCG